AAGCCTCAACCTCAATTCGACGTGCAAATTGGCCTGGCGCTCGGTTCCGTGGTCATGGGCCGCCGGTTCGTGACTAGCCATCGCAATATGTCGAGCCTGTTTTTTCTCAATGTCGGCAAAACCGGTTCCGGCAAGGAACATGCAAACACGGTTATCGAAGATATTTTGGAAGCGGCAGACTTAATGAGCCTGCGCGGCCCGAATGGCTACACAAGCGCGACGGGCGTACTGTCGAGCCTGGTCGCCCAACCTTGCCATATTGCCATCATCGACGAATTCGGGGCGATGCTGACTAGCGCGGCGGCGCGAGGCAATCAGCACAAGGCGGATAGCCTGGTGATGCTCATGGAGGCGTTCGGACGGCAGACTAAAAGTTTGCGGAATCAGGGCTATGCCACGCTAAGCTTAACCCAGGCGCAAAAGGACTCGCTGCAAGTGTCGATCAAGCACCCGAGCATCACCTTGCTAGGCATGACCACGCCTGAGACATTTTACGAAGCAATCGGAGGCAAGGACGTTTCGTCAGGCTTCCTCAATCGCTTTGTGATTGTGGAGAGTAGAAGGCCCCGTGAGGTCTCCCGAAGCCCGGCCCCGATCCCGGTGCCACCTGATCTGGTGCAATGGTGCAAGGATTGCGCGACGGCACAAGCGCCGGGCGCGGGTAATTTGCAGGATATCGGATATGATTTCCCGCCGGAACCTGTGGTGGTGCAATTTTCTGCGGCGGCTGTGCGGCTCTTAAGCGACTATGAGGCGGACTTAATTGACCGGCAAAATGCCCTCCCGCCAGTGCGAGCCGACATGCTGAATAGATCGCGCGAGATTGCGATGCGTGTTGCGTTGATCGTCTCACGCAGTCTTGGAGAGGGCGAGATCTCAGAAGCGGCGGCCCAATGGGCGATTGATTATATTGACTTTTATGCCCGGCAGACGCTGGAGGCTATGGGCGAGCATTTGGCCGAAGGCGACACGGATTCTTTGCGAAAAAAGGTAGCATCTGCAATTATGGAGTCAGGAGGCGCCGGGCTCACAATGCGTCAGCTAATTGATGCCATCCCGAAGCTAGGCAACCTCAAAAAGCCGGAACGCGATGGATTGCTTGCAATGATCTGCGATGATTACCCGATTGAAAAAGCCAAGATTGAGACTGGCAACCGAGGCCGCCCTCGCATCATCCATCGCAAGGTTGCAGATAAGCCACAAGGCGATTGATGGTCGAGAATCGAATGTTTTCGACCTGCCCGCGTTGGATCTTGTAGAGCGTTCCCAGGCTGATGCCGGTTCTGCGGGCGACCACCGTGATCTTGCGGTCGCTTAGCGCGGCGATGATTTGATCTGTCGTCATGATGCCCCCGTTGATAAAAAATCATCATTGCCGCTTGACATATTGCGCGCCTGGCGTCAAGGTTGATGCGTCAGAGAGACAGAACCGGAGAAACCAAACATGACCAATGATAACATCTCAGCACTTGCCCGCGACTGGATCGAGGCCAAGCGCGCCGAGGAAGCGGCACGGGCGCAACGCCACGAAATCGAGGCACAACTGGCGCAAGCCCTCGAAACCAAATCCGAGGGGTCCATTACCCACGTCGTGGGCGATTACCGCATCACGTTGCGCCAGGGCTTGGCCCGCAAAGTTGACCCTGCCACCTGGACGCAAGTCGCCGAGCATTGCCCGCCCGACATGCGGCCCGTGAAAATCAAGCTTGAAGCGGACCCGACAGGCTGCAAGTATCTAGCGGCCAATGAGCCCGAAATCTGGCGCAAGATTTCATCGGCATTCGAGGTGAAGCCGCAAAAAATAGGGGTGCAGATCCGATGAAATTTTTGCTGGTCCTTGCTGTGTCGTGGGCGGTTTCCGCCTGCGCACACCACCCCAAAGCATGCTACCCAGGATTAGAGCGCGAGCCGACGCCCTGGAAAGTGACAGTGCTAAAAAAGAGGAACCCCACCAATGGCAATTGATCTTAGCAAACTGGAGAAGCCCGCCGGGCAACGGCCAATCATCGTGACGCTTTTCGGCGAGGGCGGCATGGGTAAGACGACGCTTGCGTCGATGTTCCCGAGCCCGGTATTCATTCGCACCGAGGACGGGACTGCATCTTTGCAAGGCGCGGACCACGTGTCTCTGATGCCGCTGGCGCATAGCGTGCAAGACGTATTCGACCAGATCGAAGCACTGGCAACTCAGGAGCACGAATTTAAGACGCTGGTGATCGACAGCGTGACCCAACTTGCCACTATGATCGAACATGAAATCGTCGCGGGCGACCCCAAGGCCAAAAGCATCGCGCAAGCGGGCGGAGGATATGGCGCGGGCTATTCTGCGGCGGCTGAACGGCATCGGCAAATCAGGGAGTGGGCTGGTTCGTTGGCGTACGACAAGGGAATGAATATCGTGTTCATCGCGCACGCCGATACGGAGGTTTTGGACCTGCCCGACTACGATCCATTCGCGCGGTACTGCATCCGCATGCATAGAAAATCCGTCCCGCACTATACGGACAACGTCGATGGCGTTTGTTTGATCAGGCTCAAAACCCACGTCGTGGGCGACGAGGACAAGCGCCGTGCCATATCGTCAGGAGAACGCGAGATCATCTGTCACCCGCAAGCATCAAGCGTTACAAAAAACAGGTTTGCCATTTCTAAACCTTTGCAGTTTAACTTTGACTCAGGCAATCCTTTCAGCGAATGGTGCAGCAAATGACCCTTGATGAACTCGAAAATGTGATCCGCGAAAGCGTTCACGCATACGTTGCGTCACACACGGCACGCGGCGAGCATAACGCCGCCAATGCTGCCGCGGTTTTGGCCCTAGTTTTGGCGCAAGTTATTGCGGCGACGTGTAAGGATGGGAAACGATTGGAGGAGGTAAGCACAGCACTTGAAGCCTACATATACGAATCATCCGTGAAAACATGGCACGAGATGAACGAAGCAGAAGCAAAACGCAACCGGAGAGCATAACATGGATCTGTCACACATTGACTGGAGCAAAGTTGAAGAACCCGCCGAACGCAGCCTACTCGACGCGGGCTGGTATAAGATCGCCTGGATCAAGGGCGAGACGAAAACCACGAAAGCGGGCACAGGCTCTTATTTGGAATTGACCGGCGAGATCTTGGAAGGCCCGGCACAAGGGCGCAAGATCTGGGAGCGGCTGAACCTAAAAAACCCCAACCCCACGGCTGTAAAAATTGCGCAGCAAGCTCTAGGCAAGATTGCAAGCGCGATTGGTGTTGTAGCGCCGAAGCACTCGGACGAACTGCTGAATAGGCAATTGATGGTGGAGGTGATCGTTAAATCACCAAGCGAACGCGACCGGGCCAACGGCTACGACCAGGAGCGGAACGAGATTAAGTCTTTCGCGCCTGTCGATAACGTAGCCTCATACGCCGACGTCAAGGCGGGAGTTGCGCCAACATCATCCACGCCGCCGTGGAAGCGTTAAGGAAACAGGGACCAGGGGCGCGAGCCCCTGGTTGCAACGGAGGAATCATATCAAAATGCCAAGACTTGACAATGAACTGTGGCTGCAATCTGTAAAACTTGGCGCTATTGACCGCATCACGCGAGAAAGAGCCGGTTATATATTGCTTGAAATCGAAAATTTGAAAGAAAGAAACGCTAGATTAGAAAGGCTTGATCGCGAGGTTGAGGCGCTGAAAGACAGAATGATAAATTATGTCAATGTGATGGAAAATAAAATCATAGAAGTTGCAGACATCTTGGAATCAAAAGATGATGACAAGGTGCAAAAAGCGCTTCAGATTATTTCAGATTATTGGCGTGTCTGACTAGATTTTTGCACCGGAGGACACATGACCCAAACCGACCTAGTCATGAACGCCTTGTCAATGTGGGCGCTGATCGTTGCAGGATCGGCGTTTATCCTGTGTTGCATAATCATTTACGGAGAGTGGAAGCGATGAACCTCGACGAAATGGAAAAGGCAGATTGCAGATTTTGCGGCAATCTTGCCGGCGACGGCTGGGGTGATCTGGCACCATGGGGCGATGAAGATTGCTGTATTTATTGCGCGTGGTGTGGAGCATATTCAATCGATGCACACGGAAGCACGAAAAATGAAGCCTACATAAAGGCCTGGGAAAACTGGAACAAACTACAAATTGAAGGCGAAAGAAATGAACCTTGAGCCCCACACAACGCCCGCAACGATCAGGGCTATCTTTGAGCATTACCGCACGGCCCGCCCCTTCCAGCACCGCCCGCACCTTGGTGGAAGCCAGATCGGCAATTCCTGCGAACGGGCGCTATGGTATCAATTTCGCTGGATGGCGCGGCCTGATTTTCCGGGCCGGGTGCTGAGACTTTTCGAGACTGGCGACCGGGAAGAATTCCGACTGATCGAAAACTTGCGCGCGGTTGGCGTGCAGGTATGGGCGCGTGATCCTGACACCGGGGCGCAATTCCGGGCGGAGGAGCACGGCGGTCACTTTGCGCTTTCGGTTGATGGCGTCGGGTCCGGGTTTGAGGAAAGCAATCAATCACACCTTCTCGAATTCAAGACGATGAATCAAAAGGCTTTTGATCACATTTCAAAGCACGGCCTCGAAAAGTCTAAGCCGATATATTGGGCGCAAGTCCAAGTCGGCATGCACCTGATGGGGCTGGAACGGGCATACTTCTTGGCTGTAAATAAGAATACGG